CAAATTCAGTAGTAAGAGTAAAAGGTAGTATTGCTGGAGGTGTTAGTGGTGGTTATATATGCATTAGTATAAATAATGTTTTGTATAAGGCGCATAGACTTGCTTGGTTCTATGTATACAAAAAATGGCCTCCTAAGTTTATTGATCATGTAAATGGGAACAGACTTGATAATAGGATTTCAAACCTAAGACTGGCAACAGAAGAGCAGAATGCAAGAAACATTGTAGGGAATAGATTAAACACATCCGGTGCAATTGGAGTGTCTTGGTATAAGCCAACTGGCAGGTGGAAGTCTTATGTTGGTTATAAAAATAAGACAATATCGTTAGGGTATTTCGATAGCAAAGAAGATGCAGCATTCATAGCAGCACTAGCAAGAAAGAAACTATATGGAACTTATGCGAGTAAAGCACTTAATTGCGAGCATGAGCTTTTATCTCAATTTAATAATGATGAGGATAAACTTGCGGAATATCTTAAGGAAAAATATAAAAGGACTCGAAAGCGTGTTAAAAAAAGATAAAGGCCTGCTGGTAATCGCAGGCCTTTTTATTTGGGGGAGAGGGAAGTCATGAATCTGGACAAGCAAGATGCACAAACTATTAGCTCATACATAAGGGCATCAAGACCAGATTACAAAGGTCCGGTATTCGTAGATTTATCTCGCCTTGAATAGATTTACATGTGGAAAGCAAGGTTACTTACGCATTTTGTTATTCGAACGATGACTAGCAACATTACAAAACCAATGTAACTGGAAGAGGTGAATATGAGCACACTCGCAGACCTTATTCATGCCGATATGGCTGAAGATGGAGCAAGGCGTAATAGGTACTGGAAATCATCGAGCCTTCCAGTTTGTGAAAGATTCAATCACAGGCCAAAACCAAAACGTAGCCGACGAGACAAAGTGTTGAAAAAACTCATGCAAATTAACATGGCTGGTTTTGTCAGATTCGTGAGTGAAACGACTAACGGTGATTGATATGGACGAATCAAGAAAGCAGTTTGAGGAATACGTTGCCAAAAAATTGAGATTACCATTCGAGATGATAACCGAGGCAAGAAATGGTGATAGGTACTTCGCATTTTCAAGCATGGATATTCGTCACTCCTTAAATGATTGGTGGGCTTTATGGCAGGCATCGCGAGCAGCTATTGAACTGGATATCGACTGGCCCGAATCGAATGACGACCTTTGGAAAGATGGTGAAGAAGGTGCTTATGCGATGGGTTATGAGGATGGGCGTGACAAAACGGTAATTGCAGTAATGAAAGCCATCAGGGCCGCAGGAATCAAAGAAAAGAATTTCGATTAAGCAAATATCACTTCAATAAATCGCTTTTAAGGCATCACAATCGCTCTGTGGTGAGGTAAGCACGTGCAAGGTATACCGATAAGCAGCGAGAATGAAAAATGCGTCAGAATGCGTTTGAGGAGGTTTTAAGAAATGAGTACGATAGCTGAGCTTGTCAGGGCTAATTTTCGTGAAGAGTTGGTGCGTTGGTATCGGTATCGTTCATCGTCCAGTTTGCCGCTTGATGAGTTGTATGAGCATTCACCTGCCGCACGACGCTATCCGCGTGACCGTGTTCTTCGACGGTTGTTCAAACTCAACAATGAGTTTCAGCGCAACAGAATTATCCGGAGTCTGGATTTTAAGTGAAGGAGTGAGCATGAGCGACCTATCATTAACCCAGCCAAAGCTAAAAGAATGTCCGTTTTGCGGCGGTAATGCTCGTCTGTGGGTTGAGGCCGGAATAAATATTGATGTGTGGGGCTATGCAGAATGTGACCTCTGTGAAGCCAGGGTGGCATGGGCACCATCAGTTGCTGCGGCTACTGAAAAATGGAACCGGAGAGCAGGAGATGAAGCAAACCTTTCTGCTTCGCAACGAAGCAATCAGAAATAACGCCATAGACGCCATTCTCTCACTACCCATCGACGACAAGTCACCCCACGAAGTCCACGTTAAAGAACCCAAGCGCAGCAAAGCGCAGAATGACCGCATGTGGCCGATGCTGAACGATGTTTCGCGTCAGGTGCTATGGCATGGTCAACGGCTGGCGCCGGAAGACTGGAAAGACCTGTTCACTGCCCTGTGGCTTAAGACCAAAAAACTGGAGCAAAGAAGTGCGCCTGGTATCGACGGTGGCGTTGTCATGCTTGGCGTGCGTACCAGCAAAATGCGAAAGGCCAGCATGACTGAGCTTATCGAAATCATGTTCTGGTTCGGCTCAGAGCGCAACGTGCGGTGGAGTGATGACTCCCGGCGAGAGTATGAATGGTCACAACGAAAAGGGAAGGCTGCATGACTATCAAATCAAATACGCCAGCACACGACAAGGACTGCTGGCAAACGCCGCTCTGGCTTTTTGATGCGCTGGATATTGAGTTTGGATTCTGGCTGGATTCAGCTGCGAGCGACAAAAACGCTCTGTGCGCTCACTGGCTAACTGAGGCTGACGACGCGCTAAATTCTGAGTGGATAAGCCACGGTGCAATCTGGAATAACCCACCGTACAGCAATATCAGGCCGTGGGTGGAAAAAGCCGCTGAGCAGTGCATACAACAGCGACAGACGGTAGTGATGCTTGTGCCAGAGGATATGTCTGTCGGATGGTTCAGCAAGGCTCTGGAGAGTGTTGACGAAGTTCGCATCATCACTGATGGACGGATTAATTTTATCGAACCATCGACAGGGCTGGAGAAGAAGGGAAACAGCAAAGGCTCAATGTTGCTGATTTGGCGACCGTTCATCAGTCCTCGACGGATGTTTACTACCGTATCCAAAGCGGCATTGATGGCGATCGGGCTGGGCGTCAGGAGGGCTGCATGAGGCGACAGCGACGAAGTATCACCGACATCATCTGCGAAAACTGCAAATACCTTCCAACGAAACGCTCCAGAAATAAACGCAAGCCAATCCCAAAAGAATCTGACGTAAAAACCTTCAATTACACGGCTCACCTGTGGGATATCCGGTGGCTAAGACATCGTGCGAGGAAAACAAGGTGATTGACGTGATGATTTATTCGGGGCTATATTCCTCAAACGCCAGCAAAATCTGGCGTCGGGATTGGCGTCCTGGATAGAGACCGCGACAGATACACGCCGCGAGCGTGTTTTTTATTGTCGTATGCACGCGCACATCTGAATTATGGTGGGCTGTGTGGGGGCGGAGAGATCCGCGCCGGTCGGTTTCCCGGTTACGCCAACCCTGCACAGTTCACCACCAGACGATTGGCGTCGTCGGTGGTGAGTTATTAAGAAACCACCAGAGGGCGTCATTATGACAACTAAAATTTCTGTTGAAACTCTCTCCCCGATCACCCATAACCAGATTCCTGTTATTACCACCGAACTTTTGGCGCAGCTTTACGGCACTGAGCCGGTGCGTATTCGCCAGAATCATCATGAGAACAAAGTACGCTTCGTTGAAGGGAAACACTTTTTCAAAGTTGTTGGTAATGACCTTAAAGAATTGCGGGTAGCTTTAAACTACTCACAAAATTTGCGGGTTACTTTAAGTAACTCACAAAATTTGCGGGTTACTTTAAGTAACTCACAAAATTTGCAACCATCTTTAAGAGGGTTACAAATTTCCCCGAAAGCCCGCTCCCTCATCCTCTGGACAGAACGCGGCGCAGCCCGTCACGCAAAAATGCTCGAAACCGATCGGGCGTGGGAAGTGTTCGAAAAACTGGAAGACTGCTATTTCAGCCAGTGCGAGAAAAATACTGGCAAACAAGAGAAGAAGCTCAACGGGCTTTCCGCAAAAGAAACAGACAGCCTTGTATGGCTGTGGGATTATGCCAACCGCTCACAGGCATTGTTCCGTGAGTTGTATCCCGCATTAAAACTGATTCAGTCTGGCTATTCCGGCATATGCCACGACTACGGCTATGAGTTCTCGTATATCATCGGGAGGGCGAGGGGCGTTTTAATTAATCACACGCGGGATATAGATATTTATGAGCCTGACGGGCCGACGAACCTTCTGGCATGGGAAAGGCTTAAGAACAAAGAGTTGCCGCCTTCACTGCATCGCTACTGACAATTGACAACTTAACAAACCCAGCTTCGGCTGGGTTTTTTATTGCTGAATTTTCAATGTGAGAGGACATGACAATGAATGAGCTGATAAATAGCAATGCCATCAAAATGACAAGCATTGAAATCGCTGAGTTGGTGGGAAGCCAACACGGTAATGTCAGAATATCAATAGAACGTCTGGCAAAGCGTGGGGTGATTCAACTTCCTTCAATGCAAAAAGTTGAAAATAAACAAACAATTAGCCCTAACAAATTCACAAGCGTGTATATATTCGAAGGCGAACAAGGTAAGCGAGACAGCATTATTGTCGTCGCTCAGTTGTCGCCGGAATTCACCGCTCGCCTTGTTGACCGCTGGCGAGAACTCGAAGGGGCAACCGCGAAAATACCACAAACCTTTTCTGAGGCATTGCGCCTTGCGGCCGACCTTGAAGACCAGAAGGCTGAACTGGAGAAACAGCTTGCTCTCGCAGCACCTAAAGTTGAGTTTGCCGATCGAGTTGGCGAGGCCAGCGGAATTTTGATTGGAAACTTTGCAAAGGTTGTTGGTATTGGTCCAAACAAACGGTTTGCGTGGATGCGCGATCACAAAATCCTTATTGCTTCAGGTGCCCGGCGCAATGTGCCAATGCAGGAATATATGGATCGCGGCTATTTCACAGTGAAAGAAACAGCGGTCAATACAAATCACGGAATACAGATATCGTTCACCACAAAAATCACCGGGCGTGGTCAACAGTGGCTGACAAGAAAGCTGCTAGATAACGGAATGCTTAAAGTAACAGGGGAGGCTGCTTAATGGCTAAACCAGCGCGAAGGAAATGCAAAATCTGTAAGGAATGGTTTCACCCGGCATTCTCAAATCAGTGGTGGTGCAGCCCGGAACACGGAACTAAATTAGCACTCGAACGACGAAATAAAGAACGCGAAAAGGCGGAAAAAACAGCAGAGAAGAAACGACGACGAGAGGAGCAGAAACAGAAAGATAAAATTAAGATTCGAAAACTCGCCTTAAAGCCCCGCAGTTACTGGATTAAACAAGCCCAACAAGCCGTAAACGCCTTCATCAGAGAAAGAGACCGCGACTTACCATGTATCTCGTGCGGAACGCTCACGTCTGCTCAGTGGGATGCCGGACATTACCGGACAACTGCTGCGGCGCCTCAACTCCGATTTGATGAACGCAATATTCACAAGCAATGCGTGGTGTGCAACCAACATAAAAGCGGAAATCTCGTTCCGTATCGCGTCGAACTGATTAACCGCATCGGGCAGGAAGCAGTAGACGAAATCGAATCAAACCATAACCGCCATCGCTGGACTGTCGAAGAGTGCAGGGCCATCAAGGCGGAGTATCAACAGAAACTTAAAAAACTGCGAAACAGCAGAAGT